TTATTTGATTAAGATATTTTATTATTTAAAAATATGTAATAATAAAATATACTACATAATGGGAAATTCTCAATTATCATCAATAAAAATAAATTATGAGGATGTTCAATTTATAATAAAAAATCCGGAAGGACATTTATTGATTAACACTCTATCTAATTCAGAGCAAACTTGTTTGATTATAAATACAATCAACATTAATAATGAAGAGAATATTATAAATTCTTGTATAAAAAGAGGTGCAAAAAACATTAAGATAATTATTTATGGTAAGAATAGTAATGACGAAAAATTATATAACAAATATAATCAGCTAACTTCTCTCGGATTTCATAATGTATATGTTTATACTGGAGGGTTATTTGAATGGTTAATGCTTCAAGATATATATGGAGAGAAAGAGTTTCCAACTACAAAGAAAGAATTAGATATTCTAAAATATAAGCCAAATAAAGTGTTAAATGTGCCACTTTTGGAATACTAATGTTTCTTTAAATAGGGAAATTAAATATATATTTAACCTATTTAAAGCCGGACCCACTACATAATGAAAGGAATTTCTTGAATTTCTGGAAAAACGGTCGAAAAATCTTCCCTACACATGAAGAAAAAATAAAGCCTTTTACACCTTTGCACATTTAAAACGCCGATTTAACGACAAAAAATATACAAAATGTAAAAATTTGGTTATAACACATCGTGAAATGTGTATGAAGTCTTAACTACTGCGACAAAATATATCTCGTCCTTCTTTTTTGTTCGTCTTTTTTAAATGAGTTGGAGAGAAGAATAAGACACTCATCTCCAACAACCATCTCCAACAACCATACTCGATGCCCAAATTGTGCCGACCTTGACTCCCTGTGGGCCAGAATATAGAAATTCATCATCAAAAGTATCAGATAGATATGATAAGATGGTAATAGAAGCAATGACAACAGACGATGATAAGAATGAAAAATAATAAAAAATATTTCTAAAGTTACTACAATTAAAGATTGATTTTATATCGCGTTTTCTTTTAAATAAGCATCAATTGCTATGTTTGAAAGCTGATCAGCTCTCTTATTTTTATTTCTTAAAATATGTTCGAATTCTATTGCTTCAAAATATGAAGACAATTCTTTTGCTTTATTATATAATGCAATTAAATTCTCAGAACGACATTTATAGTCGCCTTTCATGTGATTTATAATAAGTAAACTATCACCTTCAACCTTTAAATGTTTAATGTTAAGGGCGCGAGCTTGTTGTAAGCCTAAAATCAATCCAGCATATTCAGCATTATTATTTGTTGAATTTATACCAATAAAGAAACTTTCTGACCATATTTCTTTATCAAAATGATATAAAACTGCTCCAGCTCCAGATAACCCAGGATTTCCTCTACTACCACCATCAAACATCAATTTATAGTCAAATTCTAGACATTCGTTTTTTGGTAAATTTTTCTCAAATACCTTTTTGGAGTTTGTTCCGATTTTAGGTAACATTTTTATATCCTAATATAATGTTTATATTATTTTCAATTTTAAATTAAAAATTGCTTAAATATATTTATATTAAGTAATATAAAGAATGATATATTATCTGCTACTTTTCTCATTGTTTGCTAGTTCAATTTTAGCTGATACTGAGTGTCCATATGTAACTACGATTGAAGATAGGCGAAATAATAAAAATAAATTGCGTTTAGTTCAATATAACGTTGAATGGTTATTTATTGATTATTATAGTGCTATGAATTGTCCAGGAAGCGGATGTACATGGGCAAATCAAAGTGAAGCTGAAATACATATGGATTATGTGTCTAAAGTCGTTAAAGATTTAAATCCAGATATAATTAATTTTTGTGAGATTGAAGGATGTGATGAACTTAATATTTTAAAAGACAAATTAAATGATAACACATATACACCATATTTGAAAGAAGGCACTGATAAAAGCACTGGGCAAAATGTAGGAATGCTTACACGTGTTGACCCATTAGTAAATTTGTATAGAACAGAATTAAAATACAACTATCCTTTGCCAAATTCAAAATGCGGCTATACAGGTTCATCTGGTTCGACTGGAGTCAGCAAACATTATATAACAGAATTTCAATTTAACGATTATAATGTGGCTTTTATAGCGGCACATTTACTTGCTATACCAACCGACCCAATGAGATGTGCTGAGAGAGAAGCACAGGCATCAGTTTTACAAAATATAATTTTTGATTATATAAGTAAAGGTTATGAGGTTATTATGATTGGTGATTTTAACGATTATGATGCTGAAGTATTAGATGTGAATAATAATAAGCCTATTTCTAGAGTTCTTGATATATTAAAAGGTTATGAAGGGGATTTATCAGGGTTTTATGAGCTTTATAATGTTGCTGAAGAAATAGTTCAGAATGAAAGATACAGTGATTGGTGGGACTCTGATAATAATTGTAATACATCATCGGAAAAAGATTATTCCATGATAGATCATGTTTTGGTTACAGACGCTATTAAAAAAAATATTGTGGATGTTTATATTTATCATGGATACGATGAATATTGTGGAAAATATAATTCAGATCATTATCCTGTTGTTATTGATTTAACTATGTAAATTTTAAATATAACCGCAAATTTCAGTGTCAAATTTATCATTAATATTTATAATTCGGAATGGTTTATACCACAACCATATATTTTATTCTCTCCAATATAATAATCGCAAAGGTCTTTAGATGAATGAGGGTCAATTTGTTTGCCATTTTCTTTAAGTACACCGTGTCTAAATATTCCACAATTTATTTTTTGAATAATTATATAATCTTTACAATGTGGGCAAATTAAAATTGGTTCTTCTGACATTAATAATATATTTTATAAGTTAGGTCAGATTGGCTCATGTTAGATATAATTGATGCGTCTGATTTATTTTTAGCTTTAGGAATAGAGGTCATACTACATGGTAAAGGGTTTTTGCCATCTAAAGAACTAGATGTTATTACATAAGATTTATTAACGCCTAAATCAATTGCTTTATCAATCATAGTTTTTATTAATTCTAAATGACCAGGTGTAGGTGGGTTCATTCTAACAAATGAAAAAATAAAAGTGTTGTCTGGTGTGTAATCTATACTCATATATATTAATTATATATAAATTTTTCAATCGAATCAATCCATTCTTCAACTACATTTTGATTTTCATAAATATTATAATTTCCATCTAAAACAAGTTGGTCTTTACAAACGCAATCAGGTAAATTTTTATCTAACATATTGTCATGATATTCGTTACATGATTTCAAATAACTAATAGGTATATTATGTTCACCATCTCTGTGTCTTGTAGCAATCCTTTGATGACACGTTTCAGGCGCTGCTCTAATATAAACAATTTTATTAACAGGAAAATCATCAGCAAATGTGTTAAACCAATTAAGATATATTTGATAATTTACATGTTCAATTTTTCCAGTATCATACAACATTTTTGCAAAAACCATTTTGTCAGTAAATAAACTTCTTTCTGTTATTATAATGTATGTTGGAACTTGTAAATAATTTTCTTCGTCATTTTCATAATTAATAATTATTTGTTGAGTTATTTTTTTAATATGCGTTACTAATTGCTGAATAGTCTCTTTTAATAATTTCAATCTAGAAATGTAAGCCAACATTTGGAATGAGAATGAATACTTTTCTTGGTTATTATAAAATTTTTCTAAAATAGTACTCCCATTTTCGTCTTTAATTTTGCTCCATTCATCAACAGGTTCTTTCAAGAATATGATTTTTGCATCATTTTTAAAATGATTTTTAAGTTTCTCTAGTAAAGTGGACTTGCCAGAACCAATATTGCCTTCAATTGAAACAATTTTAATTTGAGGATTCATTATATGTATTGTTAATAAATTATATTTATATATTTTTATTTCAATTTTATTTAATAAAAAAAATTGAAATAAAAATATATATAAAGATAGTAGCATAGTATTAAGTACTTTTACAATAAAATGGACTTGAACCAACGTAAGCTTAATAAATCTGAATGGGATTCTATTGAGATTTCTGTTTCAGATAATGAATTATCAGTGTTAAAATTGATTATAGCAGGTTTCCATGATGTAACGACAAGAATTAATAAAAATAATTCTATCTTTACATATTTAAAGATAGAATTTTCAGAAAAAATGGAAGATTATGTCTACAATAAATACCTACGTAAAAGAAGTGAATTAATTGAAAATAAATTATTAGAATTAGACCCTAAATATAAAAAAATGAAAATCGATGTGAATATAAAGCCAAATTCTTCCGACAGAATAAGATTAGAAAGATTTGATGAAGAAACGATAAAAAATAATGATATTTATGAAATTTTATTAATGATACACATAGAAAATTTATTAAATGCAAAGAAATTAATGGCAACCAAACCAAACGATTTACAAAATAACAAAAAAATATTTCATTTTCATTACTATACTCTTTATAAACTTATTAGAAATAATATTACTCGTTTGAATAGACATATTGTAAATTTGACACAAATTGTTATTGACAAATTTGCGGATGAAATTGAAAAATCAATTATTATAGAAAATGCTGTAGAATTCATTGAGAAAAATGAAAATCTATTGAAATATAGTGATTTAGTTTTATATGAACATCAAAAAGAAATTTTTACATTAATTAAAAGGCCAAGACCCAAATTGATATTATATATGGCTCCAACTGGAACAGGAAAAACATTGACACCAATTGCGCTGTCAGAACATAAAAAAGTGATATTTGTTTGTGCAGCAAGACACGTAGGATTAGCGTTAGCGCGGGCAGCAATTTCTGTAAATAAAAAGATAGCATTTGCGTTTGGTTGTTCAAGTGCTTCTGATATTAGACTACATTATTTTGCAGCAAAAGAATTTACAAAAAATAAGAAGACTGGTGGAATTAAAAAGGTTGACAATTCCGTGGGTGACAATGTTGAGATAATTGTTAGTGATATCAAGTCTTATTTGCCTGCTATGTATTATATGTTAGCATTCTTTAAAGCAGATAATATTTGTACTTATTGGGACGAACCAACCATCACAATGGATTATGATGAACACGAATTTCACAAGACGATCCGAAAAAATTGGAAGAATAACGTAATCCCAACAGTAGTTTTATCGTCTGCTACTTTACCTAAAGAGAATGAATTAACACATACTATACCTGATTTCTTAAATAAATTTCCTGGTGCTGAAATATGCAATATTGTCAGTCACGATTGTAAAAAATCTATTCCGATTGTTAATAAAGATGGTTTTGTAGTATTGCCTCATTATTTATCTAGCAATTACGATGAAATTTTGGCAATATCAAATCATTGTAAAAATTATTTAACTTTATTAAGATATTTCGATTTGAAAGAAGTAGTAGAGTTTATCACATTTGCTAACAAAAATAATTATGCTAATAAAAAAATGCTACTTGATAGACATTTTGAAGATTTAGATTCTATAAATATGAAAAATATTAAGGTTTATTATGTCGAAATGTTGAGAAATATTAATCAAACAAGTTGGCAAACTATATATACAAATTTTCAACAAAAGAGACGACCAAGAGTTTTAGAGAATCAGAATGTAGATACAAAAGGGAATAGAATTTATAAATCCAGAAGTCTAGGACTTGGCGTTAGTATGATGTCTTTAAATTCTTTAGCAGGAGCACCTATTACAAGAGTTGCGTCTGAACAAATTTCTAGTTCAAAAAAACTAGAAACCATTCCACAAGGAACATCAGGCGTTTATGTTACAACTAAGGACGCCTATACTTTAACAGATGGTCCTACAATATTTATCTCGAACGAAATTGAGAAAATAGCAAAATTTTGCGTTCAACAGGCAAATATACCGGGTGTTGTGATGGATGAAATTATGAATAAAATTGAGTATAATAATATTATCAACAAAAAAATTTATGACATCGAAGTTGAATTAGAAGATATAAAAGAAGCTATTGAAAAAAAAGTAAAAAACAGTGTTAACGAATTTCATGACGGTTATCATGTTAAAGGTAGAACTAAGACAAACAAAGACCCTAAGAAGCTGAGTAAAGATATTCCTGATGAATTACAAAACAAAGGCGCAATTAATAAAATGACACAAGAGATAAACAGTTTAAGAGCTTTAATAAAACGAGCTTCATTGAACGATACTTTTGTTCCTAATAAAAAACAACATTTGGAAAAATGGGCGCCTGATATGAATGTGTCAAACGCATTTACTAGTTCAATTGACGAGCAAGTAGTTGCTGATATTATGTCATTAAATGGTATTGATAATTTATGGAAGCTTCTGCTTATGATGGGAATTGGTGTCTTTATTAATCATGAAAACATTACTTATACTGAAATCATGAAAAAACTTACTGATGAACAAAAATTATATATGATTATCGCATCAAGTGATTATATTTATGGAACGAATTATCAGTTTTGTCATTGTTTCTTGAGTAAAGATTTAGATTTGACACAAGAAAAAGTTATTCAAGCTATGGGACGAATTGGAAGAAATAATATTCAGCAAACTTATACAATTAGATTTCGTGATGATTCTCAGATTGCTAAATTGTTTACATCAGAAACTGAGAAACCAGAAGTAAGAAACATGAATATATTATTTAATAGTGCTCATGTAAAGTATGAGAATGGCGAATATATTGAATTGCCTGAGGACGACAATGATGTCATAAATGAATATTTTGTAGAAGAACAGTTTGCACAATATGAAGATGCAGATGAAGATGCTGATGAAGATGCTGATGAAGATGCTGATGAAAATACTGATGAAGATGCTGATGAAAATACTGATGAAAATACTGATGAAGATGCTGAAGAAAAACAAGAACATAACCCGGTTCGTATTCAAGAACCTATTATTCTTGAAAACTGGGATGACGAAGAGGCTTAATTAAATATTTAAAAATTGAATAAAAATAATTATTAAATTTTTTAATAGGACAGTTAATTAACATAATGTCAGGATACAAAAATAATTTATTACATAGACTGATAATTTCAGTTACAGACATGATGATAAAAATACTAAACTTAAAAGCATATAAAATTTATTATTATAAATAATTATTTGTAATAATCAAATATGATGGTAAACATGTATTCATGTGGAATTTGAGGTTTCATGGTTTGGTTTGAGTCTAATATAAAACGCAGTATTTTGCCATTTTTTTCCATATATATCTTTTAAAGTATCTGCCTCGCTATAACTAATTTCAGGTGCTAATTCAGCCGATTTACCATTTATATTGTTATATTGTCCTGCCTCAACAATTTCAATAGTATGCCGATCTGTTGGGTGAATCTGGCGCACACTATATGTAACATCCTCAACAAATTTTTTTATAATGTTATCTGGTTTAAAGTTTAATTCAAATTTTCTCTCAAAATAAGCAATTTTAAAATCAAAAGTATAAACTTCAGTAGGATTTTCCATTTTAGTTAGTTATTACTTACATTTATTTTATAATATTTTATTTCAATTTTTTAATTAGCCGACAATTTTGAACCATAATTGTTTGTAATAATAGTTATTATATGGAATATTATTTAATAGAGATTTTGTAAGTGTTTTATCACTCATTTTAAGCTCACGAATACAATCGTATTTACACGCAAACTCTCTTACTAATTGTTGGTTTAAATCATATTGTCCAATTCCATTTTTATATAATAGTGGATTGCTTTCGATAAGATTTACACAATGTCTACACTCATTTTATAATTATATAATTGCTATATCTTTATACTGTTGTTTGCTTTAATAATTAAAAAGGAATAATTAATTATTAAAATATATAAATAAAAACCACACGATGTAAGGTGTTTAATTGCTATAAGCTAAACCACCCATACCACTCATAATACGGAGAACGTTATAGTTTGTTGCATAAACCCGGACCTTAGCAGTCTTTGTTCCTTCAACAGTAGCGTTAGACAAGACCAATTGAAGTGTGGCATTATCAATTCTGGAGAAGTTGCATGTGCCGCTTGGTTGGTGTTCTTCAGGTCTCAAAGCGAATGAGTAAACATTGATACCTTCATCAGGGTTGCGGGTGTGAGCTTGGTATGGTTGAACCCAAGAGAAGTAAGTTCCTTCACGCTCAGAGAAGCGATCTTGGCCGTTCAATTGAAGCTTGGCAGTGACAACTGGATTTTGACCCCAGCAGTGCATGTCCAAAGAGGTTTCGGACAAGACGAAGGTACCAGCATCAGAAACACCAGAGTTTTCAAGATGGGAACCGGATTCTTGAAGAGCGGCAATAACTTCAGGTGAAAGACCAGCAGTATTCAAAGGAACTTGTTGGCCACCAAGGTTAGCTTCATTGTAAGGATTGGAAGGACCGTGCCAGTAACCAGTGAAACCTGGGAACTCAGCAGCTGGTTGGTAATCAAGAGCGCCAGCATCTTGGAAGAGACCACGAGCATCGATGTAAGCACGAGAGTCGGCTGCAACAGCAGCAGGACCTCCGAAAGCATGAATAGCGTTAGGAAGAGCATCGATGGCATCAGTGTAGTTGAAAGGTTGAGCACCAAGAACCTTGAACAACAAAGCGTCACAAGTCAAAGAAGAACAATAGTCGACGTTTTGGTCAGGTTGGACAACCCAGATGAGTTCCTTAACAGGATGGTTGAAGTTCAACTTAATCTTATTGGATGAGGAACCGACTGATTCATCACCAGTGAATTGAAGTTGAGTAATCAAGTATTCATGAGGGTTTTGAGCCATTCTACGACGTTCATCAGTATCAAGGAAGACGTAGTCAACGTATAAGGAAGCAGCAACTAAAGATTGGTTATAGGCAATAGTGGCTGGAACTGGGCGACCAACAGAGTATTGACCTGAAGCACCAGAGTATGGGTTAGTGTTGCAGTTAAGAGTAGTAACAGCCCATAAACATTCATCAATAGGTCTGATATCAAGGTTAATCTTAACTTCGTGGTATTGAAGAGCAATCAATGGAAGTGCAAGACCAGGGTTGGTACAGAACCAGAATTGAAGAGGAACGTAAAGAGTAGTTTCTGGAAGAGCATTTCTTGGAGCACAAACTTGACGAGGAGCCAAGGAGTCACAAGGAGATTCAACATCAGAGAATGAAGGATCAGTGATGAAGGTAAGTTGAGTGGTGTTACCAATCATCTTGAAGTAACCACGTTGCTGTTCAGATGTCATTGTCAACTGGTTCCATATGTGCATCCAGTCACCATATTGACGATCAATTCTTTGACCACCAATTTCGACTTCAACTTGAGCAATCAATTGCTCACCAGGGAAATCTAGCCAACGAGCATAGACACCAGTGTTTTCTCCACTACTGTAGTTTCCGAGACCCATAAGTTGATTAATCTCAGGAAGAGTAACTTGTAAGTAAGTGCGGTAAGCAAGATCTCCGTTTCTGGAGATAACACATTGGACACGACGTCCGAAATCGGCTTGACCGTTGAATGTTTGTTCGATTGATTCGATGGCAAAGTTAGTATATCTACGATAAGTAACTTTCCAGAAAGTAATTTGAGGATTACCTGTACATTTCCTCTACCTTATCTTTCGATAAGGATTAGACTATATCTTATGAAGAATTCAAATTTAAATTATCTATTTGCGAAGTTATTATAAATTCTTCCGAAAACCATTTAGTCGTTGAACCTTCTTCTTTAAATTTTTCTAGTCTTTTAACAATATAATTTATTTGATTAATGTCAATATTTTTTTTTGCTGAATTGTAATTTATAGTCACTGGCATCATATTAGACCAATTCCAACACTTTAATTTATCATCTTCAACAGTCAAATTATATTTACATACCGGTATAATATGATCTATAGACCAGTATGTTCCATAATTATCCCAATTCATATCTTCAGTGAAATTATACTCCAACCATTCTCTGAAATACTGAATATTACAACCTATGTAATTCATAGTGGATGTATTTTTGGTTAGAACACATCTTAAACGGGCAGCTAGTGATTTTTTTATTCTGTAGTTCATATTTGTATTATGTGCTTTTCTACACCACTCCGTTTTTTGTTCTGTCAAAAATGATGGATAGCAAGATAGACAAATTTTTTTTTTATAAAACTTTTTGAGTTTTGCGAAATTTTTTAAAGATTTTTCTTCATTACATTTTTCACATTTAACAATAAAAGTTTCCGCCTTTATTTTTCTTAGATTTTGCTTTCGTATTTTATCCATATCATTCGAGCACTTTTTACATACATTGGAATACCTATTATTTTCATGATATTTTCTGAAATTATTGATTTCTGTAATATTTTGACATTTACCGCATTTTTTTGTTAATATTTCTGAATTATTTTCCATTAATAATAATAATGCGTTTATATTTATATTGTTTTAAAACTAGATTTTAATGAAGCTTGGATGCTCATTGCCCATTTCAATTAGGTTATACACCTAAGATCATCTTATTCATTATCACTATACCCAAGTTTTTTCTCTTGGCCACACCTTTCTCTCAAAAGTTGCTTAGTAGAATAAGCTTTAGGGGTTTCAAGCAGTTTGATTTTCTCACTAGGGTTATTCTAATTAAGCAATGTTTAATTTCCCTAATTAACGTCAGTGGTTCTAAAGAATCCACAAATGGGTTTATGAATATCTTATTTTTTTGATATTCCCCGACGTTTTTCTACCCTACAGGCTTTTAAGGTATACGTCCTGAGCACCATAAGCGACGAGTTGCATTAATCCACCTCCCATTTTATAATATGGCTAAAGAAAAAAATTTTTTGGAAATTAAATTAATTAATTTAAATAATTAAAATTAATTAATTTTCTATTTTTCGAATTTTCTGCTTTTTATCTATGAAAAATTTTATTTAAGTCTAAATTGGCGTTCATAAATTTTAATAAATATCCATCTTCTAGTACCTCTTTTTTACCTTCATGGCTTTTTGAGAATATATACGACTCACCTCGCTTTTTAACAGACCAACCTTGCTCGATAGAATTATAAAGTAGAAGCATTTTTTGGAATTTTATTGCGTCAACTTTAAATTCTTCATTTTCTAAATCTTTGAATGAGTCAAGATTGATTTTAAATTCCATTAAATTAATTGTATAAAAGTTTAATTATCTTTAAACTTATTACTTGAAATAAGTAATAAAATAATTTATAATAC